AGGCCACAGCCCAAGAGCAAAGTCGAGACTACACCACTGGTCGTCGAGATGATTGAGCACTTTGGGTGCAAGATCGACCACGGCCGACCGTGCATGGAAGGGTGGGAGCCATGGCGCAAGAACGTAGTTGAGATGGTCAAACCGACGGTCAACTACCAGCGCGATGTGCTTGACTACGCTGTGAAAGCCTTTACGGCGGACATTTTGCGTGGTCTCCCCACAGGTTGGGAGAACGAGCTTGTTTTCCTAACACCAAGGGCTAGCGTGAACGGTTTACCTGGAGTTCGGTTTGTTGACAGGATCAACACCAACTCCTCGATGGGTTTCCCGTGGAACGAAAGCAAGAAGAAGCATCTCCTAGCAGATGTGGATGAAGAGTACCCGGAAGGGGTGACATTCACAGATGAAGTTTGGGAGAGAGTGAAGAAGATTGAGGAGAAGTACGCTCAAGGAGAGCGTGCCTACCCAGTCTTTACGGCTCACCTGAAGGATGAGCCAACTTCGCTCGCGAAGATTGACGCCAAGAAGACACGAGTCTTTACGGGTGCACCGATTGACTGGTCGCTGGTCGTGAGATCGCGACTCTTGTCGTTTGTGCGCCTGTTGCAGAAGAACAAGTTTGTGTTTGAGGCGGGGCCTGGTACCGTGTGCCAGAGTTCAGAGTGGGGTGACATACATGAGTACCTCACAGAGTTCGGTTTCGACCGAATTGTCGCAGGCGACTACGGCAAGTTTGACAAGCGAATGATTTCTGATTTCGTCTTGTCTGCTTACCGCATCATGGCTAGCATCTACGAGGCAGCGGGTTTCTCGCCAGAGGAAGTGCGAGAGATCATGTGCATCGGTGAAGACACAGCCTTCCCCCTTGTCAACTTCAATGGAGACTTGGTGGAGTTCTTCGGAACAAATCCGTCTGGGCACCCTTTGACGGTGGTTGTGAGCTCGCTGGTCAACAGCTTGTACATGCGCTACTGTTACATCGTGCTCAACCCCGAACATGAGTGTGATACGTTCAAGCAGAACGTACACCTGTTCACCTACGGGGATGACAACATCATGGGGGTGTCCAGACAATGCGACTGGTTCGGTCATACCGGGATCCAGGAGCAACTGGCAGCTTTGGGTGTAGAGTACACCATGGCTGACAAGGAGAGCAAGTCAGTACCTTTTGTCAACATTGCAGAGGTGCAGTTCCTGAAGCGGAGCTGGCGCTTTGATGCGGACGTTGGTGCGTACATGTGCCCTCTGGAGCTCGCGTCAATCACTAAGTCGCTGACAGTGTGGTTGCCTTCAAGTAGCATTGATGAATACGCGCAGATGGTTGCGGTAATCTCAAGTGCGAACAACGAGTTCTTCTTTTACGGTCGACAGGTTTTCGAACATCACCGTAAGTTCTTTCACGCAATTTTGCAGAAGGAGCCGTTTGCTCGGTACGTAACCGAGAGCACGCTCCCTACGTGGGAGCAACTGGTTGACCGGTTCAACCAGGCTAGCCGAAACTAGCAAAACTAGGCTCTTCGAGTCTGCTGGTGGGTTTAGGCAAGCCCGCCAGCGAGTATCTGTTGTCGTTCAAGAATTTATATGATGAGTACAATGCACATTTACA